AGCAATAAAAGATGAACGTGTGAAGGAGCAATTCGCAGAGGAGCGTAGGGCGCTGGCTGAAAGTGAGTTTGAAGATGAGGATTGGCAAAAGCAGCTTGAGCTTGAAAAGACAGGTGCTGTAAAAAATACCCTAAGAAACCTTACGATCATAATCGAAAATGATCTGAACCTAAAAGGTATTGTGTTCAATCAGTTATCCGACAATCTTGAAATTAAAGGCGATGTTCCCTGGACACACCCCTCAAGGTTTTGGAGGGATGCAGATGATGCACAGCTTGTCAGTTACATCGATACCCACTATGGTACTTTCTCTGCCCGCAACTATGATATCGCAGTGGCAAAGGTGACTGACGACCGTTCCTATCATCCGATCCGAGAGTTCATTGATTCATTACCTGAGTGGGATGAAATACCTCGCGTTGACACTTTACTGATCGATTATCTCGGGGCTTCTGACAATCCCTATGTGAGATCAATAACCCGAAAGACTCTCTGTGCAGCCATAGCCCGTGTTATGAATCCAGGCTGTAAGTTTGATTCCATGCTGGTTCTGAATGGTCCGCAGGGCGTTGGGAAAAGCACACTCATAGCCAAACTAGGCGGTGAGTGGTTTTCTGACTCACTGAGCCTTTCGGATACCAAGGACAAAACTGCCGCCGAGAAGCTGCAGGGCTATTGGATACTTGAGATCGGAGAACTTGCCGGGCTAAAAAAGGCGGAAGTGGAAACGCTGAGAAGCTTTCTATCACGCCAGAACGACATCTATCGTGCCAGCTTTGGACGAAGGGCAACTCCTCACCTGAGGCAATGTGTCTTTTTCGGAACCACCAATGCAGAGAAGGGATACTTAAGGGACACTACGGGAAATCGTCGCTTCTGGCCCATAAAAACTCCCGGTAACGGAAGAAAGCAATCTTGGCAGCTTACACAAGAAGAAGTATTCCAGATATGGGCTGAAACACTGATCTATGTCAAAGCCGGAGAAAAACTTTACCTCGATGCATCTGTAGAAAATCTCGCAAAAGAGGAACAACGAGAAGCGATGGAGTCCGATGAAAGAGAGGGTTTGGTGCGTGATTATCTAGACACCCTTTTGCCAGAGGATTGGGAAAGCATGGATACCTTTGAGCGTCGCAACTTTATAGGCGGTACAGAGTTTGGTGACAGCAACCGCATCGGGGTAAAGAAACGCACACTTGTTTCCAATATGGAAATCTGGTGTGAATGCTTTGGTAAGGACCGCGCTAACTTCAAACGCATGGACAGTAATGAGATATCAACGATCATGGCTGGTATCGGAGGCTGGACCTTGTCTGATAAGAAAGTTCGAATACCACTTTACGGCCCGCAGTGGGTTTATGTTCCCAAGTCTGTTCCAAGAGGTAAAAGTTCGGAACAGGCATAAAGCTGGGAACAAAAATGCCTGTTCCTATGTTCCAAACTCATGCTTTTGGAACAACTCATCGGAACAGGCGATAGCCCTTGATATATAAGAAACTAGAATACCTGTGTTCCTATGTTCCAAAGATTACTATAAATAATAATTCTAAAGATAATAGATAGAAATTGACTACAGACGCCCGTTTGCGCGCGTATAGAGATTTTTGATGCTTGGGAACACAGGCTTTATGGAGGATATATGAGAGAAAAAATTATTGAACAAAAATTGGTAAGAGAAGCGAAAGATAAAAGTGGCCTCGCATTAAAGTTCACATCACCCGGTCTTGATGGAATGCCGGATCGGTTGGTGCTTCTACCTGGAGGGAAGATGGCCTTTATTGAAGTGAAAGCTCCTGGTAAAACAATGCGCCCACTCCAGGAAAAGCGAAAAAGACAGTTAGAAGCACTTGGATTTTTGGTATTTTGCATAGACCAGAAGGAGCAGATTGGAGGGATACTTAATGAAATACAGTCCTCATAAATATCAAGAATATGTGACTGATTATATCCTAACTCACCCGATTGCAGCCGTTTTGCTGGACATGGGTTTAGGCAAGAGTGTTATTGCACTGACTGCCATTTTTGATCTCACACTGGATAGCTTTTTGATTCGAAAGGTCCTGGTCATTGCACCGCTGAGAGTAGCAAGGGATACGTGGCCAACCGAGATTGAAAAATGGGATCATTTGAATGGACTTAGATACACAGTTGCTGTAGGCTCCGAAGAACAAAGGAAATCAGCCCTGCGGCAGCAAGCTCAAGTTTACATTATCAATCGTGAGAATGTTGAATGGCTTATTTCTCGGAGTGGGATTCCTTTTGACTATGACATGGTAGTAATCGATGAGCTGTCGTCCTTTAAGTCGCATCAGGCAAAGCGGTTCAAAAGCCTTTTGAAAATCAGACCTTTAGTCAAAAGGGTTGTGGGTCTTACAGGTACTCCTTCTTCAAATGGACTAATGGATCTCTGGGCTGAATATCGACTGCTGGATATGGGGCAGCGCCTTGGACGTTTTATAGGTAAATACCGTGAAGATTATTTTAGTCCTGATAAACGCAATCAACAGATTGTATTTTCTTATAAACCAAAACCAGGAGCTGAAGAAACGATCTACCAGAGGATTTCTGACATTACCATCAGCATGAAGGGTTCCGATTATCTTAAATTGCCGGAGTTGGTTATGAACGAGGTTCCTGTTAGGTTATCTGAAAAAGAAATGGAAACCGTCGAAACTATGAAGCGGGATCTTGTTGCAATGATTAAAGGTGAAGAAATAACAGCAGCCAATGCCGCAGCATTGTCAGGGAAACTACTGCAAATGGCTAATGGAGCGGTTTATGACGATGAAGGCGCTGCTATTCATATACATGACCGAAAGCTGGAAGCATTAGAGGACTTGATCGAAGCCGCCAATGGCAAACCTGTCCTTATAGCATATTGGTTTAGACATGATCTTGCCCGGATCAAAGAAAGATTTGCTGTCGAAACCTTAGACGGATCTGATTCCATAAAAAGATGGAATCACGGTGAAATTCCAATTGCAGTCATACACCCAGCTTCTGCTGGTCATGGTCTGAACCTTCAGGCTGGCGGCTCAACCCTAATATGGTTCGGATTGACTTGGAGTTTAGAACTCTATCAACAAACCAATGCCAGGCTATGGCGGCAAGGTCAAAGAGAAACGGTAGTTATTCACCATCTTATCGCCAAAGATACGATAGATGAAAAGGTGATGAAAGCACTAAAAGATAAGGACAATACCCAGTCAGCCCTTATCGATGCAGTCAAAGCAACATTCAAAGGAGGTTCGATGCGATGAATATAGTTTGGCATTACCTAGATAAAAAGATGGCAGCGATCAATGCGCTCAAGGATTACAGCAACATGGAATATATCATAGAGCATACGGATGAAGACATTGCTACCATTCATGAAAAGATAGAATCACCGAGGAGTTCGGTTCCAACCGGAATGCCGAGTGCACACAATCCTAAGGCACTAGAGGATCGGCTGATTTTTGGTATTGATGAGATTGATGTGTTGAAGGAACGTTATAGACAGGCCTTGGAGTATATGAAATGGTTCAAGCCCGCATGGGAGACACTCGATGAGGATTCGCAATTTATCCTGAATGAATTCTTTGTCCGAGATATTACAAAGACCGAGGCCATTCTAAATGTTAGTGAACAGCTGCATATTGAACGTTCATGGGTGTACAAGAAAAAGGAAGATGCACTGCGTCAGCTGACACTACTCTTGTATGGAATTTAAGAGTGGACAAATAGCGGACGCTATTTACAAAAAACCGTATTAAAATAGTATTATGGAAAGCTGCAAAGAGCCTTCGTGGAAAATACCGCGGGGGCTTTTACTATGCCCGAGAGGAGGTGTTATATGCCAAGGAAACCAAAACGACCATGTTCACATCCCGGTTGTCCTGAGCTGACGGAGCACCGGTTTTGTGAAAAGCACGCCAAGCAGGAGGCCTCCCGCTATGAGAAGTACGATCGTGATCCGGTAACCCGAAAGCGATATGGCCGGTCTTGGAAGAGAATACGTGACCGGTACATTGAATCGCACCCACTCTGTGAAGAGTGTGTAAGGAACGGAAAAATGACACCGGCTACCGAGGTGCATCATATCCTTCCGCTCGCACGCGGCGGTAATCACGATGAATCGAACCTCAAAGCTCTTTGTACGCCTTGTCATTCATCCATCACAGCGCGTGATGGTGACCGCTGGCACGACCGGTAGGGGGGATCAAATCTCTGTGGCTCTTTTGCTGGGGAACGGGCGTAGGGTGTCGTGTGAATTTTTTCATAAGTTTTGGGGGTATTAACCCCCTCATTCAGATCGGAGGTGAATACATGGGTAAAAGAGGTCCGCAGCCAGGTGTAGGTGGCAGGCCGCGAAAGGCTTTAGCGGAGAAAATACAGGATGGCAAATCGCGCAATCTTCAAATCGTGTCATTGCCTGAAGGTGACTCTGAGACAGGATCAGAAATGCCAAAGCCGGCTGATTGGTTGTCGGCTTCCCAAAAGAATGGGCATCCCTTGATAGCCAATGAGATCTACACAGACACCTGGGGATGGCTGTTGAAACACAAATGCAGTCATTTGGTTCCTAAACAGCAGATTGAGCAATATTCTATGAGCGCTGCTCGTTGGATTCAATGTGAACAGGCTATTTCTGAATATGGCTTGCTGGCAAAGCACCCAACAACCGGAGCACCGATTGCTTCGCCTTATGTGAGCATGGCACAATCCTTCTCAAAACAAACCAATAGTTT